ACGCTCCCAATCCCCCTCTGGCTCAATCCAAGGGTAAGCGTATCGTCCAAGCACAAGAGCCAGAAATTGACGACAAGTTTCAACCGGGCGTCATCAAGGAATTTACCGGCGGCGATGAGATTTCGTGCCGCCTACTCTACGGCAACACGATTCAATTCGTACCTCAATGGGGCCTATTCGTCCAATGTAACGGCCTCCCTAAATTCTCCAAGATTGACGGCGGCGTCAAACGGCGTACCCGCATCATCAACTTTCCGTTTCAATTCGTTGAAGCCCCGACCGAACCACACCATCGCAAAATCAACAACGACATCAAGGACAAGATTGCTAAATCGGCCGAATGGCGAGATGAATTCATCCTTATATTGCTGGATGTATATCCCACCATCGGCAAAAGCCTTAATCCACCCAAGAACGTACTGATGGCTACCGGCGACTATCTGACGGACAATGATGCTCTCGCTTCGTGGCTACCCGCATATTACAATACGGGACTAAATGCGACCGACAAGCGTTATTGGCTCCCGGCGATTGAGTTAATTGCTCAATTTAACAATGACAACCCCGACGTCAAGGATATGACTGCGTCCAAATTCAAGACTCTGATGGAGATGAACTGCGTCTCGCAAGAACGCGTCAGCAACAACTTCAAGACGCAAGAGTACGACAAGTACGCCAAGGCGTGGAAGGATGTGATGCGTAAGGCTGGGTCATACTACATCGGCATACAACGCAAGCCCGATGATGAGTAAAGTTGAATAAGATAGGACAAGATAGTGAATATGTAAAGTCCTCGGGGGATAGGGGGTCCATTTTTGGGTCCAGATACTTTACATATTGGCTATCTTGTACTATCTTAAAATTTGAAGGCAATTAATTTCTCGTTGCTGATTAGATATGTCAGCACGTAGGGGATTAGACGAGGATGATTTACCACCGCGGGAACCACCGGCAGCACCAAAACGTAAAAAAAAAGAGGAATATGAAACTGATTCTGAGGAAGAGGAGGAAGAGGAACGTAGGCCCCGTCGCGTCCAGAAAAAACTTCGGCTTGGAAAAGTCACAGATTCTATAACGCGAGAATGGCGGGGAGCAACCGCAGAAGGAGAGATTGTATATACTCAACAGACGCACCACGAAGACTTTTATTACGTAGTCGTACCTACAGATAGAGATGGTGTATATGAGGTTTATACATACATTGACGGTAAGCCCGACCCGATTGCCGGTATCGTAATGCTGGAAAGGGGTACGATTGATGATGCGGTACAAACGGCAATAGAGCAACAAGAACTAAAACGCGGCTCTCCGCCAATGTCACCATTTGTAGAACCTCCATCAGACGAAGAACCCGAAGAACCCGAAGAATACATCCCAATGGCCAAGCAAGAATACGGAAATGGTCGCCCGAGACGCAACGGAAAGGGCAAGGAAACATTATCTCCGATTGGACGGGTAGCACTTAACCTTAATCGTCGTAGAGAGTCATACAGAGGTCGTCTCCCCCCCGCTCCCCATTCAGACGACGAGGTGGAAGGAATGATTGAGGCAGAAGATGATAAACAGAGGGCTCCTCTCCCTAAGAATTATCATCCAGCATTGTATTTTCAATCGCCATTAGCCCAGAGGTCCAGAACGACACCAATCCTCAAAAAATTAGAGTATGGAAATGGTCGCCCTCGCAAACTCCGAGGTGGTATGCCGAAGCCGTCAGCAGAAGCAGCAAGAGTTGCCGGTTTTGAAGCGACTCGCGCCGCCGCAGCAGCCTCCGCAGCGGCCACCGCAAAACGTACGGCTGAATTAAAAGCAGCAAGACTCGCCAAAGCCGCGGCAGACAAAAAAAAAGTGGATGATGCCTACGACGCAAAAGCCATTGAACGTCTTGGTCCATCGGTAGTGGCTCATAAAGTTGCTATCGGAAAATTATCTACAGCGACACCACCCGCGGCAGCAGCAGCAGCATTAGCCGTTAGAACCAAACTCCCATCGGCACCGAGCACTTTTGGGACTTCTGCGAGATTTGACGCAAAAGGTCGCCCTCGCCGTAGCCGGTCACCTTCGTCGGATAGTGATGAGGACTTCTTTGCGAGTGGTGCTGGAATGCCTTCTGCGGAGAAAATTGCCGCCGCCAAAGAAAAATTCGCAGAGATGTATGCCGATAAGATACGACGCAAGATGCCCACTATCAACAGAGACCCTAACGAACGGTATCACCAAAAACTCCCCGCGAAACTTACCAAAATGCTCAAAGGGTCCGGCATTTTTGATTCACTCTACAAATACGGACAAGACCTCGTCGGTACCGTCAAGGAAAAACTCGGTTTGACAATTCGGAATGACTATCCCCCAAAAGTCAGAAACATTCTTCGGGCAAAAGGCGACCTCCCCGTCGTTAGCATCGTTGCTCGGCGAGACCCCATTAAGTCAATGCTCCATACCGCCCTAAACATTGCTTCGTTCGGAGCTTGGGATAGGTCTCGGGCAAACGCCGCATACGATAAAGTCTTTCATCTCGGACTTGAAGTCGGTATCAAACCAGACCCAACATCCAACGTTATCCAACGCTACATTATTGAAAAAAATGCGGTCATCAATGTTGGTCTGCCTTCGGCCCCTACGGAAGATACCGAGGTCTGCCCCATCCCCATCAAACAACCCACAACTCTGAATAAACTACTGGAGGGTGCTCGTAGAGTACTCGCCGGTAATATGTTCTCCTATGACGCATTTGACAACAATTGTCAAGACTTTATTATGGCCATCCTCAACGGCAGTGCTTTGGATACTCAAGAGGCTACTGCGTTCGTCAAACAACCGATGGACCAAGTTGCCTCTCAATTACCCTCCATTACCAAGACAATCGCCAAGGGTGCTACAAATCTCGGGGCGATAGTGGATAGGGTCACCCAAGGTGCCGGCCATTTTCATATGCTTAGAGGCGGTCAAGACGGTGTGATTGATGAGTATGGGACCCAAGGTCTGTTTAGTGATGAGACCGCGGAACCGGTGGATGAGGAACAGATTCGCGAAAATGTAATGCGGACAAATGAACGGTTGAAGGGGACATTTCAGAAGGGCGTTGAAAATACTCCAGCACAATACGCGAAAAGAATGAAGTCTCTGGATGCTCTTAACGCAAAACGAGTCCAGCAAGGATTTATTCCATTACCAAAACCTACCTACGAGCAATATGTCGCAGAATTCAAATCCAAGGAGGCTCCGCGTGAGCAGAATGTTTCAGCCCGTAATCAGCAAATTGAACAAGGACAAGAGGCTGAAATACAACAGAGGATTCAAGATGCCCAAGAAGGCCGCGAATTTAGTCCATTCAATCTGGATGGAACATTGGTACAACCGGGGCAGACCCGTCCCTATTTACCTCGGGCACAAATCCGGCAACTACTTGAGAAACATAATCAGAACTACTATGATGCTCACCCCAGTGAAAAATTCTTCAAAACCGTCAATACTGGACTCATAAAGGCGGGCGACTTTGTGGCTGAAAACCTCGGTGATGCTCTTCCATTTTCTGGTCAAGTTCTTTCAGAAGCCTACAAACAATTCGCCCCTCCCGGCTCCAAATTCTCCGCGAGTGGGGGCAAAAAAAAACGACAAATTTTGCGACGCAACTCCAAGAAGCGGGTCTAACACCATCGGCATATCTAAACGCCGCAAAACGACGCGGAGCAAAGTTCGGATACAAAGGTCTGGAATTCAGCGATAATAAAATCCACAAACTTCAGATAAGGGACCCACAAGGGCGTCTGCGGAGGTTTGGACGGGTTGGCTACGGTGACTTTCTGATTTACTCACATCTGGAAAAGGCTCAAAAAGTGCCGAACGGGACTGCGGCCTCAAAGCAGAAGCGATTCCAGATTTCGCACAAAGCACTGCCGGGGGATTGGGAGGCTGACAAATATTCGCCGAACAATCTCGCACTTCGGGTACTTTGGTAATTAACTTCGTATTACTATTCTGTTGCGGCTTTACCGAAATAGAACAGAAATTTAAGGATTTCATTAACATTATGTTAGATTTTAAGCGGATGATTAGCCGTAGAGAACTTCGTAACCATACCGAGCACCAACCGTGCCGTTAAGCGTGAAACCCGTTCCGGGGACGAAAAGAGTAGCAGTAGCGGGAAGAACGGCCGTCGCACCAACAACACCCGTCAGCCCAGCAAGCCAACACTTTACACGGCTCTGAGCCGTAATCGTCGGGCACGGAATAAGGTCAGCGGCTAATGCTTGTAGATGGTCGTCGTTATACGAACCCACCGGCTCAGAAACGGGACGGGAGGAAAGTGTCCGACACACTATAAGACTGTTTGCGGCAACATTTGCCGTAGTCGCATATCCCGTAAAAACAGTTCCGACCCCAACCAATGATGGAGAGAACGACTGAAGTGCTACCTCAATTTGCGGAGTAGCAGTTGTTCCATCTACAAACAGACTTGCCCTTGCGGCAGCAGTCTGAGGGGCGGTTATCGTACTGGCGTTAATGGAGAGTTGGGCACCATCCAGAAGAAGCATATTCGCAGCCACGGGTTGGGCCGTTGGGTGCTTGGCTCCCTCAAGGATTAGAGTGGGTTTAAAGAACCCGGGTCCGCTATACACCGAACCAGTAGTAACAACACCCGTAGTTTGAACACCATTACACTGAACTACGCGACCCGTCGGGACCGCCGTCGCCGAATACGGAGTGGCTGATTCTACGAGACCAGCTGACATCTTATAATTCTAAGTGCGATTTTTATTTTACGATTTAGAGGAGACGAGCGTGAAGACCTCCGCTCTTTCCACCACGGCTGCCGTGACCCGTCATCTCAAGTCCCCTACGAACCTTGCCGAGCATACCCGTTTCGGGGAGCATTCCCCTAACCCCTCGGAGAGCACCGTGAATCGTGTCCTTGTGCTGGTTGTAAAAGGTACCCGCCTTGCCCAGAGCACTCGCCAGATTACTCAACAGACCACCGCCCACCATCCGCTGGAGTTTATCGCGAGTACCCATCGGGGCCAGCGGAGCCGAGATAATGTCTTGCTCGGAAAGAACACCCTTGATGATACGCGACGAACCACGGATGGACTCAAAGAAACCCGAGTTGGCCGTGATGACGTAGAGCGTCGGGGCAATGGCGTTTGAAGAGGTATTCTTGACTTGGAGATTGAACTGGAAGGTAAAGTTACCAACGAGCGAGGGGGCTTGGCCCGTCTGGAGCGTGATATCTTGCGAAGGCTTGAGGACCAGCAGACCACCAACCATCGCTACGCGACCCGCGGCGAGGGCTCCCGACGTATTCCCACCAAGATTGCCGATAGACATTGCCGCACCCGAATGGGCCGCACCCGACCACGAATTCCAGTCCATATCCAGACCGTTATGGACGGACATTGCGTAAAGTTGCTCGGGCGTCTGCGACGAAAGAAGACCCGAGAAGTTGTCAAAATTCACCGTAAGGGGATTCGTGACGCCATCCAGCGGGCCGGCGACCGGGAGATACCAGTCACCCGTATTCGGGAGAGCATCACCGCCCGGTTTGACATAGATAATGAAGAGGTCGGGAATCTGAGGGAGCGTAATCGTCTGGCTCTGGAGTTGCGTAACGGCACCGGGGCTGACCGCCAACGTACCATACGAGGTAATGTAACGGGGAAACTCCATATACGGGACGACCGACTTGGGCGGGAGAGGAACGTCCAGCGACGGCGTGAGGAACTGAACATTCAGACGCGAGTTGGCGAACACACTGGCCATAGTTGTGTTGTAACCGAGGGCAGAGAAGGTCGCACCGTAGGCCCCCGTTGTACGGAGAATACGAGCACCCGACGTGAAACCGGGCGACTGAAGATTCATAATCAGCTGGATGTTGTTAATACCAAAGAGACCCGTGTCCCACTCGTGGCAGTCCGAAAACGTAAAGGGCGAAAGGATGAGTTTCTCCGTGGAACCCCAACGGATGTAGAACTGAAGTGCGACTCCGAATATCGCACCGAGCGACGTCCATTGCCCCGGGGCGGGAGCCACACCTACAACCGGAGCAGCACCCGTCACCACCCAAACCAGACCACCGGACTGTACGAGGTAAGGAGTTGGAGGTACCGCTACCGGCACTGCGTAGTTGGTAGCCGGGTCCCAAAGTGGGGGAGCAACGGGCATACCCTTCCAAGAGGCATACGCCGGCCAACTACCTACGGCAGTACCATACGCCGGAGTCGCAAGAGGGACGGCTCCCGGAGTAAAGGTATTCTGGAGAGGGTCGCCATTGGGAGCCGTAAAGATAAGGTTATTCCAAGCACCGTTACCGATATTGTCATAATCCGACGCCGATTCAATACCGCCCAGAGGGTTATTCACAAAGCCCGCACACGAATCGTACGAAACATACTTATCAAGCATCGTTGGGCAAGTACGCTGGAGGCGATTCTTCTTCATATCCGTCAGACGCATCAC